ATGTCTTTAGGATTAGCAGGAACATCCGTAGATTTTAGAGATTCAAATGCTAATATAGTTGTAGCTAATACACCTATGGTAGCAGCAAACTTTAATAAAATAGAAATACGAAATATTAACTCTAATGTAGAGTGGACTTCAGTAAATATAAATGCTTATGGTGTAAATGATGCAATAGCTGCAACTAATAGCCCAGGTAAGTTTGAAGTAGTAGACAATGCAACTGTAGTTTTAGATGCTTGTTCATTTGCTGATATGAGTACTTTTATATTTAATGATGGTACTAACCCAAATACTATAGCAGGTTCAACATTCCAACGTTGCGATCAAATAATAACAGGTGGTGCAACATTTAATGGTGGTTGCAAATTTGAAGAATCTATCAATGCTTCAGCAGTATTAGTTTCTAGCCCAGCTAACGCGGCTAAGATTTCAAGTAGTGAATTTATTAGCGATGGTACTGGAAATGGCTTAGAAATTACCGGAACTGCTGCAAATATGACATTAAGTGATATAGACTTTACAGGTTATTCCACTACTGTAGATGCCGATAAAGCAATTTATGTAAATATAGCTACAGGTACAATGACAATTAATATTTCTGGTGGCTCGGGTGTAACAGCTTCAAGTCATGTCAGAACAGCGGGGGCAACAGTAATTGTTAGTGCTGACACAACTGTAACATTTACAGGAATGAAAGACAATACAGAAGTTAGAATATATAAAACTTCTGATGGTTCAGTAGTTGATGGTATTGAAAATGCTACGGCAGGGACTACGGATAATAGATCGTTTTCTTGGGCTGCGGCTTCTGCTACTGATGTTTATTACGTTTTACATAACTGGAATGCAATAGAGCCTTTTTATCAAACAATTAGAGTAGAGGGATATATAGTACCGTCTACGGATACATCGATTGCTATACAGCAACAAATAGACAGGAACGCAGAGTAATGCCAACATTCGACGGTGACAATTTAATCATTACACTTGATTCAGGTGTTACGGAAGTCGACGTTATAGATGATATATATGAACCGTGGAAAGATTGGATGTTATCATCCTCCATTAATAGAAAATATCCGCATGCTTTCTTTTCTGATGGTGGTAATCCTTTATCATCTATTATTAATCAAGGATCATATATATTCTTGAATAATATAGCTGGTTGGAGATTACGCCCACCAGAAGAAGATATTACTATTTATTTAACAGGTAACTTAGCTGTTAGTAATACAATATTAGATGCATTTATACCTACTATTGGTGGATTTACTGCTGCAATACTTGGTTTACAACCTGTTACACAAGGTGTAACAGAATCAATGGCTACACAATTAGAAGCCAATGTATTCCAGGGGGCCGTATGCGTAGATGTACTTAATGGATATTCAGGTACTGGATATGTGAATGGTAATCCAATCGGTACTCGCCAAGCCCCCTCCAATAATATGGTAGATGCACATATTATATCGTCATCTAGGGGTCTTAGAACATTTAGATTAATGCGATCACTTATATTGACTGAGTTAGACTTATCAGATGGGCACACTTTTATAGGTGATTCCCCATTTTCGATAATAACAATAGAACCTAGTACTGATGTTACTAATTGCGATTTGCATAATTTAACTGTTACAGGTGAGTTAGATGGATTAAATGTAGTCAGAGATTGTTCAGTAGGGATAATAACAAATGCTAGTGGATTTTTCGAAAATTGTGCTTTTACTAGTTCTATTACTTTAAATGGTCCCACTAATATACTTGGATGTTATTCACAAATATCTGGATCAGGTTCCCCTACAATAAATGTAGGAAATAATTCCTTAGTAATTAGAAAATATGGTGGTTCGCTAGCAATAGCAGGAGCTACTTCAGGACATCTTAGTTCTATAGGTATTCAAGGAGGAAGATTAATAATTGAGGCAACTTGCGTAGCCGGTGCTGAGATACATGCCAGGGGTACGCCCTTTGAAATAGTACAAAATCAAACTGCTGATATAGTAGTAAACGAAACATTCCAAGAAACTATTTGGAATAATACCAGAGCTTTGACTTTTGGAAAATATATAGGATTGCAGTAAATGTTTGATAAATTAACGGATAACATGAAATTCTTTTTAATGTTAATAGTATATGTAATATACTTAACATGGTGGGCTGCAACAATAAATGCAACAGTTGTGCAGCAGGGTATTACAGTAGAACAGCAAAGTATTATTAATGCTAAAACTATAGTGTTATTAGACGCACATATTGAAGAGTGCAGACAAAAAGAGTTAGAAAAAGCTCATAAAGATTATATTCTAAATAATCTACAAGATGATATAGATGAAATAAAGGATGATATAGATGGACTTAAAAAGGGAAAATAATGGATTTAAAACGTGATATTATAAAGTATGTTAGAGATTTAGCAAAATCTTCATACCAAAAAGATAAAGAATGCTTTATTTGTGGTACAGAAGAAGAACTTCAATTTCATCACGTAAATAGTTTAACTCTTTTATGGAATAAATGGGCTAAAAAATATAGTATTATAATTGATACAGTTGATGATATATTAGTTGCTAGAGAAGATTTCAAAGGTTATCACTTTAAGGAGTTATATACTGAAACTTTAACTCTATGTAAAAATTGTCATATGAACAAGTTACATAAAATCTATGGAAAAACTCCGGCATTAGGTACAGCTCAAAAACAATTAAGATGGGCACAACGAATGCGGGATAAAAGAATAAATAGCGAAAAGGTTTAGCGGCCCTGCTTAGTACCCAATTACTAAGCTAGCTTAATATCTATTGGGAGATAAAATGAAAACAAATAAAGAAATAATAGCAAAAATTATAGAAGATTTAGATTTAAAATTTAGTAATAATCGGATAACGAAAAATAAACTAATAGAATGTTGGTCCAAATATAGAAAAGAAGAATATTTATTTTATGGGTATAATAATGCTACTGGAATGAATAAAATATATAGAAAAATATTTAAAGTGGTTAATAAACCAAATAGATTAAGGCCATGGAAAGCCTACATCTTATATTTATATGGTTATAAATATTGTTTTAAATGTGAAAACTTGTATACTTTAAATAAGTTTTCTATAACTAATGATAATATAGACAAATTAGATAGGTATTGTAAAACTTGCAGGTCTAATAAAAATAAAAAGCATTATTATAATAATATACCGCAATATTTTGCTAATTCGGCTAAGCGCAGAGCAGCAAAACTTAAACGAACATCTTCTTGGCTTACTGAAGATGATTTATGGATGATGCAAGAAGCGTATAGCTTTGCAAAAGAAAGAGAAAAATATACAGGTATTAAATGGCATGTAGATCATATAATACCATTACAAGGTAACTTAGTAAGTGGCCTTCATGTACCAAATAATCTACAAGTTATTACAGCTTATGATAATCTATCTAAGAGTAATAAATATTAATACCAGGAGAAAATGAATGGCAATTCAATCAAAAAGTAGAGAAAAACTACTAGTTGGTAAAGATAAAATCAGTAAGCACACAGCAGCAGTAACGCTAGTAGGTGCCTCAGCTATTTTAGCTACTACTACTAATTCACTAGAAGTATTTGATGAAAATGGTGTATCTTTAGGATTCATCGCTTTATTTGATACAGCAACTTTACTATAATTTAGTAGGAAAATATTATGGGACTACTTGAAAAATTTGGTTTCGTGCAAGCTGAAGAAAAGCTGAATCCTGCCCAAGAAGATATTGTTGAGGATTATGGAGAAACGTATAGCCCTTCTCCAAAGTACTATACTAATCAACAAGCTTATGAAAAGATTGAGGTAGTTAACCGAGGGGTAAACTTAATTGTTGACTCAGCATCAGGGATGAAACTAGATGTAGGTGAGATACTAGAGTTTAGTGGCTCTCCTACTAGAATACGTAAAAAGAAAATAAACAGTTTATTAAATTTTCAACCTAATCCATATTATAATGCAGATAATTTTAAACGATATGTATTTATGGATTTACTTTTAGAAGGTGATGCATTTATTTACTGGGATGGTGTATCTTTATTCCATTTGCCAGCTTTAAGTGTTGAAATTATAGCAGATAAAACAGCCTTTATAAAAGAGTATAAATATGGAGAAAAAATATTTAGACCTAATGAGATCATTCATATTAGGGAAAATGCAGGAAATTCTATTTATACAGGTGTATCAAGATTAGATGCAGCTAAAGAAAGTATGGAACTATTACTTACAATGCATGATTATCAACAGAATTTCTTTGATAATTCAGCAATACCAGGTATGGTACTTTCTACCCCCAATCCTTTATCACAACGTGTTAAAGATAGAATTATTGGTCAATGGATATCAAGGTATAATCCTAAGAAGGGCGGAAGAAAACCTATGATTCTTGATGGCGAGTTTAAAATGGAGTCATTAGCTAAATATAATTTTAAAGAATTAGATTTTAATGAAAGTATAACAACACAAGAAACAAAAATACTTAAGACACTTGGAATACCACCAATATTACTAGATTCTGGTAATAATGCAAATATTACGCCTAACTTAAGAATGTTTTACATAACTACAGTAATACCACTAGTTGAAAAACTAGTACAAGCATTAGAAGTGTATTTTGGTTATGATATTAAACCAGTAACACAAGATGTATTAGCATTAAGACCTGAATTAAGGGACTTACAAGCCTACTTAACAGGTTTGGTAAACGCCGGTATTCTTGATAGAAACGAGGCTCGGGCGGAGATTAGATATACAGAACATACGCAGGATTTTGCTAATGATTTAATTTTACCAGCTAATATAGCGGGTTCAGCAGCAGACCCTAGTATGGGAGGAGCACCAAAAAAAGATGAAGATAAATAAGCAAATACAAATTTCATCCCTTATACATGTTAAAGGCATAGATGAGGAAGATGATAGTATTATAGTTGAAGGTTTTGCTAATACCACTACTAAAGATAGAGTAGGTGATATAGTATTAGAAGAAGCATGGGCAAAAGGCGGATTAGATAATTATCTAAAGAACCCTATAATCTTAGCTTATCATAAATATGATACACCTATTGGTAAAATGGTAGAATACGGTATTAACAATCAAGGATTACACATTGTAGCTAAAATATCTAAAGCTGCTGGTGATGTATATAGTCTAATTAAAGATGGTGTACTAAAAACATTCTCAATTGGCTTTATGGTAAAAGATGCCGACTATGATACAAATACAGATATTTTCGTAATCAAAGATTTAGAATTATATGAAATTTCAATAGTTAGTGTACCAGCAAATGCTGATTCTACTTTCTCAGTAAGAAAATCATTTGAAGATGAAAACGAATACAATGAATATAAGAATTCATTAATACATGTAGAAGATACTTCTACAAATACAGGAGATCCTATTGTGGACCTAAAAACAGAAAAAGATGTAATTTCTTTAACACCAGAAGAGTTAGCTCTTAAAACGCAAGCAGCTATTGACAAAGCTTTCGCAGATGCAGCAGCAAAAGCTAAAGCAGACGAAGCTGCAAAAGCACTTGCTCTAGAAGCTGGTAAAACAGGCGCCGAAGCGCTAATTAAAGAGTTCGAAACTCGTATGGCAGAAAAAGACGCTGAAGTAACAACAGCTCTAGATGGTCTACGTACAGAACTTAAAGAGAAGGCTGAAGAGCTAAAAGCTATGCAGTCTTCTAAAATGTCATTTGGAGCACCTTCTACAGATGTGCGTAAGCTATCTGATTTAGAAATTGATACAGCCGTATTAGTTGCTAAAACTTTAAACAAGAAAATTAGTGAAACTGAATATTTTGCTGGTCTTAAAGTAAAATTAGGCGATCACTTAGGTGATATGACAGATGACTCATACGAAACAATTTATTCAACACGTATGTATGATGCAGTACAGGATAAACTAATTATTGAACCATTATTTGCTGGTAATAAGATTGCAATGAATGCTCGTTCAATGGTATTCCCATTTAACCCACAAGCAGGATACGCATCATGGGTAGCAGATACAGATTATAAGAGTCTTATTAATCCTTCAGCAGAAGGTTCTCAAGCAGATGGTACATACACTGATTATAACTCTTCAACAGGTGTACCTCGTACGCATGTAGTTTCTGATATTAGCATTAAAGCTGAAAAATTAGCTTCTAAAGAAGCAATCGGTTATGAAGAAGATGAAGATTCAATTATCCCAATCGTTCCTATTGTAACAGCAGCTATTGCCAAGCGTATGGCTCGTTCAACAGATATTGAATTACTACGTGCTAATGCAACAGTAGCAACAGTTACAGATATTGGTCCTGCATTATTTAATGGTGTAGCAACACTTGCCGATGACCTAGGTACAGAATATGTACAACCAGGTGTATTCGGTGCAGCTAACCCTGTAACAATTGCCGATCTACAGCAAACTCGTCGTAAAATGGGTTCTTGGGGTCTTAATCCTATGGACGTAACTTACGTAGTTAATGAATCAGTATACTGGGATCTATTAGAAGATCCAGACTTCCGTACTATGGAATTAGTTGGTGGACAAGCTACTATCCTTCGTGGACAAGTAGGTGCAGTTAATGGTTCACCAGTAGTAGTTTCTGACTCTTTTGCAGCTCCTGCACTTAATGGATATGCAGCTATTGCTATTAATACTTCTAACTACCTATTTGGTGAGTTACGCGGTCTTACAACAGAACGTGATAAAGATGTACTAAACCAAAAGAACTGGATTATTACAACACGTAGATTTGCGTTTAAGGATATTGATGCAGCAGGAACATCTTGCTCTGTCTTAATATATCCAGCATCTTAAGATAAAAAAATAAAGCGACTTTCCTCAGGGTCGCTAATTGGCTACTTAACTTTGGCTTAGGAGGGGGTATAAAAACCTCCTCCACTTTTTAATAGGAAATAAATGGCAATATTAGATTTACCAACATACAAATCGTATAAAAGTATAACAAGTACTACAGACGATACAAGACATACTCTTATTATAGATGCTGTAAATACTTTCATTGAGGCATATTGTGGGAGAGTATTTACAACATATTATGATACTGATAAAGTAGAATACTTTGAATCAGATGAATCAGCACTATACCCAAAGGAATATCCTATAGTTAGTGTTACATCTTTAAAATATTCTACAGATAATGGAGAAACCTATAGTACAATTTTAGAAGAATTTACAGACTATATTATAGATTCATCATATGATACTATAATATCTATAAAGGATATATTTGCAAATTTAACATTTGTAAGTAATGGCTTACAATTAACATATAAAGGTGGTTATTCCCGAGTTCCAAAAGATTTAGAACTTACAGCAGTACATCTTGCAGATTATTATAAAGATGAAGATTACATCCCTAGAAAATCGCTAGCAGGGGCTTCTATAGATAATGTAATTCAACCAGACATGACAGCGCGGTTACCCGCGCATATACGTCGTGTATTAGAGAGTTATAGAAATATATCGTTTTAATTATGGCTACTATTAAAACTAGTAGAGGATTAACTAATAGACTAGTAAAAGGTAAGTTTGAAAGTGTCCAAGATTTAAAAACAAAAATATTAAATCCCTCTGAAATGAACTACTTAGTTTTATTAGAGGAAGAAATAGATGCAATATCTGCTTTATTAGCTGATATGTCTAAATCTTCAGAACAATTAGGATTGGGCAAAACAGATGTTAAAAGAATACAAACAGAAATAGCTTTAGCAACTGCTGATCCATTTGAAGAAGGTTATTTAGTAGAAGAGCATACTACTTATAATACTATAAAAACATATATAGATTTATTAAATAAAACAGATTTATCTACTGAAAAATATGAATTAGGGCATGAAACTGGAGTATTTACTCGTTTATTACAATTAACAAAAGAAAATTATAATCCTATTACGAATAAGTCGTTTCATCCAAGACAAAAAATATTAATTGAAAAAGCAATAAAAGCTTCAATAATTATTGATACTATAGATGATAATGCATTGTCAAAAATAAAAAAGTATATTTCAGATAATAAATTAGACTCATTAGGTACCGGTTCAAGTGCTAAAGATTTAGAAACTATTTTAAGAGCTGCAAGTAGTACTATGGAATTAAGTATAACTACTGAAAAAAATATAACTGGAAAGCTACATAATAAAACGTTAAAAATAACTTTGCGTCCTGAGTTAGAAAGTTTAAATCAGTTCACAGGTAAGCTATCCGATAATTTATCTCGTATGGTTGGTGCAGCATTTAAAGCTGAGTCCGCAAAACCATCAGAAATAGATAGAATATTAAAAAGTGTAGATATGTTTAATTTAACAGGATCTCCTAGTTATACTACTATACTATCGAAAGATTTAGATAGTATTTTACCATACGATAAAAAACGCAAAAAAAAAGTAAATAAATATAAAGCTAGTAAAGTACGAGTAAAGCGTAGAATACCTAATAAAAACCAAGCTGCAGTCACATTAAAAAAACGTATAAAAAAGAGAGTAGTTGGTTTAAAAACTAAACTATTAGCTATTAAAAGTAAGAAGAAATTTATTATTCCTACTATAACGCTCAAAGCATTAATTAATCAATCACTAAATGATTTTATACAATTAAGGATGGCCAATTCAAATGCACCCTCTTCTAGAGAATATTTGAGATACCAAACTGGTAGATTCTCAGAATCTGCGAAGCTTCTTACACTTAATAGACAACAAACAGGTACTTATTTTGGTGTATATACATATCAACAGGAACCTTACGCTGTATTTGAACAAGGAAATAAAATGGGTAGCCCAGGAAGAGATCCACGACTATACATAGAGGGCGCTGCTAGAGAAATAGCAGTGCAAGTATTGAAAAAACAATTTAAAGGCATAGCCTTGGAGTCAAAGTAAATGTCAGCTAGAAGTAAAATAATCGATGCATTAGTAATTAAGTTAAAAGATATAAATGGTACAAATAACTATGAATCTAACTTATATAATAATGTATTTAATAAATTAAAGTTTTGGGATGAAGTAAATGATTACCCTTCCATGTTCTTAAACTCCGGACCAGAAACTAGAGAATACTTACCTGGTGGATTTAAATGGGGTTATCTGACTGTGACTATAAGAGTTTACGTTAAAAACGAAGAACCAGAGTCAATGTTAGAAGAACTATTTACAGATATAGAATATGTAATGGATAATAATGGTAATTTAGACTACGATTCCGGAAAAATGACAGAAGACATAAAAATAATGTCAATTCATACTGATGAAGGCCTCCTAGCCCCAATCGGTGTAGGTGAAATAACCCTACAGATAATGTATGATTTATAATCCACTTAGATAAATATCTATAATGATTATATGAAATACATAGGAGAATAAAACAAAATGGCAAGAAGTTTATCAAGAAATACCAAGCTTTATGTTAGTACTATTGGTCCCGGTTCTATTGGGGCAGCTGCTGCTACGCCTGCAAATACTTTTGAAATTAAAGTACTTGATGGATATAGCTTTAGTCAAGACGTAACTAACCTTGAGATTGGTGTAAATGAAGCGGGAACAGACCCTGTTCGCGGTACTTTAGCGTTCAACACTGCTCTTAACCCAGTTGATGTATCTTTCAGCACGTATGTACGTGTGCAATTAAATGATGCTGGTGAAACACCAGCATCTGTAGCTGATTGTATTGAACGTCCACTATGGGCTTCAACATTTGGTACTGATTTAACAGTTGGTGCAGGTAAGGCAACAGAAGCACAAGATGCAGATCATGTACAATTCGGATTAGGTGATTCCAATAATAATGAATTACTTAAATTATATCTATACTTTGTACTAGAAAATACTACATACGTTGTTGAAGATTTCAATGTATCCTCAGCAGAAGTAGATTTCAGTATTGATGGTATCGCAACAGTTAACTGGACTGGTTTCGGCTCACGTGTAAACGAAAATAACGTTGTACACTCTGTATGGACAGATGATACTGATCCAGAATACTTAGTAGAAACAACTGACTATAAAGGTGTACCAGCTACATCAACAACAACATTCTTACGTAATAAGTTAAGTACTCTTGATGTTGAGGATTTAACAGCGGATACAGCGAGTGAAGCTAGCTTAACTGCTAATGAAATTATCTCTATTGCTGCTAAAGTACTAACACTAACACCCTTTGCTCTAGTTACAAATACTGCTGATGATTTTGAAACAGGTCGTCTAGTAAATAATTCATTAACTGGATCAGATGCTTATGCAACTATTCTAGACGTTAACGAAGCTACTGAAACAATTACTGTTCTTGAAGATATTAGTGCGACAGGTAAAGGTTGGTTAGATACACATAATATTACTGCATATACTAAATCCGAAAGTGCTGGTGTAGTTTATTCTATCCCTATCACAGGAGCTACTTTAACAGTAGAGAATAACTTTACATATCTAACACCTGAAGAATTAGCTATTGTTAACTTACCGTTAGCTGGTTTTGCCGGTTCTCGTGTTATTAATGGTTCATTCACAGCGTATTTAAATACTGGTGCAGAGGGTTCTGCGGGTCTATTGCAAGACATGCTTAATAAGATTGAAGCGTCTGTTACAAACAACTTCAAACTAGATTTCCATATGGGTAATGCTGACTTAGTCGGACCTCGCGTTGATTTCAATATTGCACATGCACAGATCTCAATACCATCAACAAATGTAGAAGATATTATTTCAACAGAAATTTCATTTACGGCTAAGCCTTATAATGAAACGGATGGTGTAGGTAGTTTCGAAGAAACAAATGAACTTATTGTAGATTACAGAATAAGTAATACATAAGAAAAACTAGTTGGGGGTGAGAGCCCCCTTCTTTAACCCAAAGTTATATAAAATAAAAGGAGAATTATAATGTCATTAGCCAACATGATTATAGAAAGTAAAACAATAGAAACTGAGCACCCAGGATTTGATGGATTAGTATTAAAACTAGCACATCTTACACGGGACGAATTAATGAATATTAGAAAGAAGGCAACTTCTACTAAATTCAACAAAAAGACAAGACAACAAGAAGAAGAAGTAGATTCAGAACTATTCCAAGATTTATATATTAAATCTGTAGTAGTAGGGTGGGAAGGCTTTAAATATAAGTACCTACAAAAAATGATGCCTATTGATCTAAGTGGACTTAGTGAAGAAGAGTATTTAGAGGGTGAGGGCTTATTTCCGTATAGTAAAGATGATGCAGCTACTCTAATGAAGAATGCGAATGATTTTGATTCGTGGGTATCTGCTGAGCTTGAAGATATAGGAAATTTTACGAAAAACAGCTAAGACTTATAGAAGCTAAGCTGGATAATTTCTATTCGCACAGTGAAATTAAGATGGATAAAAAGAAATATCTTATGATGTGTAGTCAACTTGGTACGGAACCTAAAGAAGAAGAAATACCCGCTGATTATAATGACTTTCCAAAAGTTGTGCAAGATGCTATATCTATTTATGGTATCTTACCAGATATATACGAAGGTTTTTCTGGTACATTTTTTGGTAAGGATTATAGTCTTCTCCCATATTTGACAGAAAAAGTATATATTATAGATGATCATGCACTACTTATGCAAATGCTAATATTAATTAATAATATAGTGTCGACGCATAGAGCGGATAAGCAAAAAGCCGAACGTAATAAAAATAAGAGAAAAGGAAAACATAAATAAAAGCGAAAAGGCTTAGCGGCCCTGCCTGGTACCTTACTACTGGGCTAGCTTACTATCTGTAAGGAGATAAAGGATGAAAACAAATAAAGAAATAATAACTGAAATAATAGAAGATTTAGAAAATACAATTGGACTTAATTGGCCTACTGGAAACAGGGCGAAAATAACCAGAGAAAAACTTATAGAATGCTGGTCTGAATATAGAAGAAGCACAGAGCATTTATATTATAATATAACTACACCCAGCAGTATGAGCAGATCTTATAGATCTATATTTAAAGGGAAAGATAGAGATATTAAAGGAAAAAGTGAATCTTGGCAAGCTTTTATATTAAGAATATATAATTATAGATATTGTTCTAAGTGTAAGGATTTGCAGAATATTAATCAATTTCATAAATCAATATGCAGGTTATCCGGATTTCGCAGTATATGTTCTACTTGTGAAGGTATTTATGAAGATGATCATAAAATAGATAAGGCTATTAGAACTAAAAAGTGGTCACAAAATAATAAAGATAAAAGAAATGCAGCTGGTGCTAAAAGACGAACTGCAAAATTAAATAGAATACCAAATTGGTCTTCAAAAGAAGACGAACTAAAAATAAAAGACCTTTATATAAAGGCAAAAGAATTAGAAAAGCAACATGGAATTAAATACCATGTTGATCATATTATACCCTTACAAGGTAAACTTGTAAGCGGTCTTCATATTGCAGATAATTTACAAGCAATATCTGCAGCAGAAAATCTATCTAAGAGTAATACTTATATAGTAGGATAAAACATTGGCGGATAAAACGTTTATTATTGAAGTAAAAGCAACAGGTACTGGTTTAGTTATTAAACAAATCAAAGGTACTACAGAAGCCATAGAAGATAATACTAAAGCACAGGCAAGAAATCAAAAATCTCAGAAGAAAAGCAATAGAGGTTCAAAAGATATAGTTCGCCGAAATAAAGGTGTAGCAGAAGCTACTAATAATTCTACTCATGCATTTGCTAAGATGGCTCAGCAAATGAATGGTATTGTGCCTGTGTACGCTACCGTAGCAGCAAATGTTTTCGCAATAACAGCTGCTTTTTCAGCGCTGGAACGCGCAGCTGATTTTAGTATACTTATTGACTCTGCCGATTCTCTTGCTGTCCAAACTGGGCGTTCTTTAACTGCTTTAGCTGAAGACATGAAAGAAATTACTGGTTCTGCTATCT